AAACTGGATTGGGATTGCCAAACTGATCGACTGGAATGAACGTAGCCGTTCTTTTCTTCCCTACAGTAATCTGAATCATCTGTTTCTCCTTACTGAGTTGTTGTTTCTTCTTGTGGTGCCATTCTTCCTGCTTTGACTTCCGCGTCCTCCTTGACTTTGTAAGCCTCAGCCTTCTTTCTGGCTTCCTCTTCAAGCTGGTACTTCACTGATGGCCACCTCGAGCCTGGCCTGATTTTAGTCTGTGTCTCAGCTGGTTTGACTGGAACTGGTTGTTGCTCCCTTCCAGGTCTCAGTCTTACATACTTGAGAACTGTATCCTCGAGGTCTCGTCGTTCTTCTCGCTCGTAATTCTTGTCATTCTGTAGCCTCCCAAACTCGGCAGATCTTGAGTCATCAAATCTCGAATGAGCTTCTTCCAGTGCCCCTCGAAGTTCCCTGATCTGCTCATACAATGACTCAACCTCCGCTGCCCGATCTGACTGTTCTCTATGTAACCACTTCTCGTAGACCTTGCAGGAAGGGCATTCAACTGGCTTTGGTTGCTCAAGGCCAAATAGCCGAATAAGAAACTGTTTCATGGGAGGCGCCGTTCTCTCCATCCACGAGGATGACCAATAGTTCGCATCCCCTTCGCTTGATGATACCTTGGAACACCCAGCTGCTTCTTATTATTACGTTCTAGATGCTCCATCTCCCGATAATATGCAGTCATGTTTTGGGTCGATTCAAATTTCTTGACGATTACGTCCGTCTTCTGTAGCTCTTCGTAAGCCTCCTTAGACTCACGGCAGAACCTATCCACCTCCTTTAACAGATAGCGACATCCATCATACGGGTCATCGCCATCAAATTCTGCTACGTCTTCTGGATCACCTCCAGCAGCTTTAGTTGGATCATTGTAGACACATAAAGGAACTGCCTTTATGAGTTCAGTGCAGGTCGAAAATACCTGCAATCTGGGTAAGTTTGTTTCAGGCTTTGGTGGATCGAAGCTGCCTAGATACTGCTTATAAGCATCTAAACCACTTACCCTTAGAATCCTTGATGCAATATCCTGGTTATAAACCCCAGGGGTAAAGTCTCTAAGTGGGCGGGGCATCCACCTGATCATCTCCTGCATCAGGATTTTTCCACCGATCCTGTCGTTGTCTGCCCTCTTCGGAGCGATCTCAGAAAATTCTGTAAATTGTTCCTGTACTGTTTTCTCGTCTCCTCGTTTGGCCCAGGCGGAGGGATCAAGCACGGTAACCCTGATATTCTCTCCTTCGGAAAGTAACTTGATGTCCGTAGCCCAGGTGGATATTTTTGTTCTTTTTCGCGCGTATTCACGATAGACAATAGCACGAGCGTCTGGAGTGATAGCAGCCCAACCAGCCCAGCACATAGCAGAAAAGCCCCAGTCAATGCTAAGTACGCGAGGCCACCAATCAGGAACATGGAAAGGATTAATAACGTGGAGGGCATTGTCCGGCTCATCCGGAAAACGCTCATATCTCCACTCATCGAATACTTGTCCCGAGAATGTCCACCAGTCGCCTTCAAGTTTTGCCTTCCTCTCTGCAATCGGAAGAATGAGAAGTCTGTTGCCATACTCTGGATCTTCTTTCGCAAGATAAGGATTATCAGTTAGCTTTGCTGAGATAAAGATACGCTTGGTGCTCGTTCGCGTATCCAGGATAATTTTTCCACCAGCTCGATCAGGTTCGACAAAGCGTTTCCTAACCCAACCGTGCCCAATGTTGCCTGGGTTGCTAGCAGATCGAACAAGCTTCGGGAGACCAGGAGTTGTAGATCGACACCGAGAGGTAATATAGAGGTATTGAAACTCCGTGAAGTGGGTGAGTTCGTCAAGACCAATATAGGAATACTCATCAGTATCATATTGTCGTATGTCACGTTCATCCGCCGAGTACCCAAATTCAAGGATAGCGCCGCTCGGCCAGGTCCATCGCTTGTTTTGTTCGTTGTACTTTGCATCTGTTAGCGGATATAGCCGCTTACTTCGATCAATGAGTGACCTCTGCAACTCAGGAAAGGTACGCCTAAGGAGTAAACCACGAAACTCTGGGAATCTGAAGAATCCTCGGACGATTGGGATCATCACGAGGAGTTCTGACTTGCCACCTCCGGCGGCACCTCCGTAGAATCCCTCGAACACCGAATCGGGAACAGAAAGAAATTCTTCCTGCTTATCGTGTGGGCGCCATACTTTGGGTTCGGCAAGCTCAATCATCAGATCGTCGGAATGGACATGCTAATGTCGGCATCCCCATTCGAACCGATTGTCTTGGTCCAAGTGACTGTTGGGTCACCTGCTAAGAGGTCAGCAGCGATTGCTGCATACAGTGTTCGATGCGATACTGCCTGCGCTCTGAGCTTGAATGCAATGACGATCACACCCGTAACTGGGTCAATCGTTCCTGAAAGGTCACCTACTGGAATGGCTCGTGCTGACATGATTACCTCCACAGGAGTGTATCAACTGTCTTGAAAAATAATTGCATTTCTGTCATCTCCGGATGAAGTAACCTGTACCTGATTGCAGCTATAGCCCAATAAGTGAGCACTGATAATAACAAGCCTCGAAGTTTGATGTTCACTTATTGAACGGGTAAAAAGGGCGCCGCTCAGACCTGATCGAGTTTGGCGCGACACCCCTTTCCTATCGTGGTGGCTGACTCCACGGCTAGGATTCCCTCACCTCAACTACCTGGAAATGCTGCTCGGTTTTCACACTCGGAGCATAGATGATTAGTTTTGTGGTGTCCTTCTTTTCGTCGTCTCCTGCTTCCCCACCAACCAGCTTGTGTAGATTCAAGAGGATATTTGACATGTCTCGGTAAGAGACCTTCGCCATTTTAGTTTCATCATTAAAGTCCATGAAGTCGATGCCCTTCAGCATCTTACCTATGGCCTTCTCCTGAATCTTGTCAAGGTTCTCTCGAATCACCGACCGCAACTGCGCGTTCGGCCTACCAAAGGATGTATTGCCTTCCTTGTACTGATCTACGGAACTTTTCGAGATTCCGAGACCCTCAGCAACGGATTGTGCAGCCTCTCCATTGTTCGTAAGGACGGCTGCCAAGGAACGTATAACCTCTGGAACGTTGGTATCTCCAGGTCGCCTTCCACCATTATCGACTGGCCGGATGGACACCAACTGATCAGAATCATTGTTCGGACCATTCTCTCTTGGTTTGTTGTAAGTGTCTTGAAGACTACTCGTTTTATCAGGGATGCTTGTTCGAATAGTCGTTTTAGTACCGATCTTGTTAGCGAGATTGTCCGGATTGTTCAGCCGAGCATTCGCCTCTTCCTCTGAAATGATGAGACCCATGTCATCTCCTGCTAATACTTTCCGTTGTGTGTAATCGCCGAGTTTGCATCCATACGAGCTTCTCGGATCTTGCGAAGTGCTACAGAACGATCAGGACTGGTAGGCACATTCTGGATGATCGTTTTGTAAGCGTAGACGAGGGCGTTTCTTACTTCGGCGCCCCGCTCAATCTGTTCTTGAGTCCAAGCGTGGTAAGTAAAGCAATCTTCTGTATTGTCAAGCAGCTCCAGATCCGTTGCTGTTGGTGTCTTCACTGTCATCTCCTTTTGTGCTCGTCGGTCTGTCATACCCTTCAGGAGCTTCAATCCCTACAATCACCATACCACATGGTGGCATCCCTTGGTACGCCTTGATGAGTAGATCAGCCATCGCCAAGAAGCTCGCCTCGGACTTATCTCTCGACTTTCTTGGTTCTGGTTTTATGAACGGGACGACTTTTCCCACCGCTCGCTCTCCTCTGGGTCTCTAAGGCTATTGCGATTGCTTGCTTCCTTGGTTTACCATGTGCTATCTCTATAGAGATATTTCTCCCAACTGCTTCTTTGCTCGCACTCTTGATTAAAGGCATGACCCACCTCATAATACATCAGGTCATCTCTTTTTAGGTACTGGCTTACCTAGAACAGTTGGAGGCTGTGCAGGCTTATCTTGTGCCAGCTTTGCCTTCAAGATATCTGCTGGAGAAAGTCTTTTGGGAGGTTCAACGATCGGTTGTTCTGGCCTTTTCAATTCAGGACTCAGAGCAGCTAAATTGATACTAAACTTCACGTGTCCTTCAGCATAATGCGCTGGAATGATTATGGCGGCGGCATTAAGACCCTGTTTGAAGTCCTTGATGAATTCTTCATACATTCCTGTGGTTGAAGGAGAGTCAGGAGCAATATGGACCTCGACAACTACGGTCCTCGCTGTGACATTCAAGGTTGCAAACGTAGTGATCATCTCAGTACCATCCCAGTCGTTTCGATTATGAAGACAGGAGATACGTCAGTATCTACTGGTGTAGGCCTTTGGTTGGAGCTTCTTCCTAGCCTTCTCCTCAGATCGTCGGATATAGGAATCATCTTCTTGAGATACCCCACCCTGTAACTCGTGGGACTTCACCATCGTTGGTGCCGCTCCACCAAGACCTTGCAATTCTGTCTTTTTCTTTTTGGGAGGAGTCCTATCAAGAGCTTCAGAGGAACGCTCGTAAGGATTAGACTTGAGAGCTTTTCTCAGGTTCTCAAAGATCCCTGCCATGATACCTACCCCATTCCGCGATATGTAGTCGTTTTCCAGAACACTATACCACAAAATAAACTCATTGTCAAGGAAAAAATTTACCCGCCTAAATACCCGTTCATTCGCGTTTAAAGCCGTTCAGGCCGCTTCGCAGCCCGACCTGCCCTTTCATATTACCCTGCCAATACCAATGCGATAGACAGCTATTATTCGCCATTGAAAGCCATTTCTCAGTTTAGTGGGAATGGAGTTGAAGGGGGAAGGCGGAAAAACTCAAAATGTCATTTGCGAAGCAACCTGTTCAATAGGTGAACGCCTAACCAACCCTAATCCATAAAAGAAGTACCTTACTCGCGAAGCGATTAGTGATATGGGACCCTAAATTGATATCTTATCCATCCAGAGAGGAATCAACCCGACCCGCGCTCGGCGGCATATGGGACCCTCTCGCGGGGGCATATCCCCCTATGCCTGTCAGCCATTTGATATAGTAAGGAATCGCAAAATTTATGTCAGAATATGTGTTGACATTTGTGCCGTTCGATGGCAGACTGTGCTCACTTTCGGACAAGGAGGCAGACATGGCAGTAAGGCTTTACAGCATATTCGAGCAGGACAAGCAGTCTGGCCAATGGACTAGGCTGTCGGACCTAGAGTTACCCAAGGCTAAGGCTGTAAGATATTGGCAGAACGCATTGTTGGCGCCCTATCTTGGGGTTGACTGTGGAATACGTGAGCTTAGGCCAATAGTATCGAAACCCACAGCTACGGGCAAATAGCTAGGCCAACGTTCCAAAAATATTTCTTGACATTCGAGCGCCGTTTTGGTATACTCGAATCCAGTTTAGGGAATTCTAAACCCGAAGGGCTACGGATTAGCCCATAACTTCACAAAATGAGGACAATACCATGAAAGTCGAAACTACCGTCGTGACTGTTGGCGAAACTCCCAAGGACAAATGTCCGGTCTACGAGAAACGCACTGTCGAGACCATTGCTGAGGCATTCTCCGTTCTACCCAACATCCAGCTCTCCCCCAATCAGGACAAGCTCATTGCGGACTTGGACAAGATGTTTCCCGAGGTCCAGATCGACGACCCCAAGGACAAGACCAAGAAAGTCACGGTCCCCAACCCATTCCGCGATGCCTTACTGGGCCACTTCAACTACGGCTTTGACCTGTACATGAAGGCCAAGACCAGACGAGACTTCGAGAAGACCTTGGAAGACCCCTCCAAGCCCGTTGTCGCGGCTGTCAAGGGCATGATTGCATCCGGTTTCGATGCGCAAACCGCCTACGAGTTAGTCAAAACCCAACGAGACAGTAAGTCTCTCGAGACTCCAACCTTCGAGACGATCTCTCTCAAACTCAAGTAATTGCTTGAGATCACTTTAAGCCCATGAGAACTCAACCTTGTGGGCTTAGGGAGGTACTCCGAGCAGTTCCATTGAACGTATCATGGGAGAGTCCGCGACCTAGAGGCATTCTAGACTCTGCGTTATAGGTGGGCGGTCCATGTTACGGGAGGGTCATGGTGATGAACCGACAGCTATGGAGTACCTCACTTCTATTCCATATCAAAACCCAAAAATGAGGACAATGCTTATGAGACTAGCCTTACTAGAAGTCGTGGATGAAAACTTCGACGATAGTTTAATTTATGCCGAAACCATTGTCGTCGACACTCAAGACCCCAACCTGATTGATGACTTACTCGATGCTGGGTATGTTGAGGTGGGGCCATGACCAAAAATAAGCGTATCGTCGTATCGGACAAGCTCCAGACATTCACTGACCCTGCTCAGATGAAACGCTATGCTGACGAGATCAAGCTCATGTTTGTGATTCTCCCTCACGTCTGCAAGGACTTCAACGTCCCTAAGCCTAGTATCGAATTCAAATGGTCTGGCAAGCGTAACGGGACATACCACTATCCACAACAGATCATTGACATATCCCCTAAGCCTTGGCATGGATCAGTAATCGACACTTTTATCCATGAGATGGCTCATCACGTCCAGTATCATGCTGGTCGATTATCCCCTGAGTTTGTCCGTGAGAACTTTGACTACGACAAATCAGGAGGTCATGGTCTAGCCTTCTACGATATCCTCAGCTTAGTTGTGGACCATTTTATCCATATCTACGGCTGGACCTACAACTGGACTAAGGAATACGACCACATCCAGCAAATCCATAACATCATGCTCCAATCTCCCAATGTGATCCCACACCTTCAACTAACCGCAACGATGCAGCTCTTTGGTTGTGGACCTGAAGAAGCCACAACAATCATCAATCAGAATCGCCCACCATACCCTCTCTGCCCTTGGTGAGAACAATCTACTACACTTCAGGCCCATGAGAACTCAAACTTATGGGCCTTTTTATTTGATCTAAGGCGTTCATTAGGTGAACAGCTACGAGACTTACAACTATCACAGACTTTTTGCGTTCCAATTTCTCGTAGATAGCCGTTCATTTACCCGTTCACTCAAATATCGCTTTCTAATTCTGGCCCTTTTCCTATGAGATTCCTACAGGTTTCCCATCGGTTTCCGGCGAATTATTTTGGCCTAAGTTATTGAATTGATTAGACTTACGCGATATACCCCTCCCATCGATGTAGCGTTCGAGCCCAATTTGATACTCTAACTCGGGTCTTCGCTTTGTTCTCTTTTTCATTTTTATTTTTTTTTTTTTAATATCAAAACCAAAATTATTAACTTGACAAAAGTTCCAATTTAGGCTATAGTACCCTAAATAGAGAGAGGGGTTTGCTTCGCAAAGTATTGATTCTAAATGGGTTAGGTACTAAAATGAACACCAGAATTTTACCGGAAATTGGCCGGAAAGCCTACAGATTATCGCCAGATTTTACTCTCACTTTTCACCAAAACAGGCCAAAAGCCGTTCATCTTACGAAAAACTGGAATTAGGAAATGACACCTCATGGGAACTAGAGTCGCACAGATTACCAACGAGCACAAGAAAGCGCCCGTCAAGAGAGGTCCAAGAGGGCAGTACAAGCCCAGGAACGCAAGCTGGGCACGCATCGAACTTAGTGCCCTGGACACAGTTACCTTTCTCAATAATGAAACAGAGGAGATTTGGGAAAAGACACAAAAACTACTATCATTTCTACGTTATGGGCATTGATTACAGTGCTCATAACGGGGCGATGATAGTGGGTGGAAGAAACGACCTGGACTTCTCGGGATGCAATCTACTTGAGACCTATAACCTAGGTGCGGTCTTGGGTAGTTCTCGAGACCAAACGAAACAGACACATCGAAACGCGTCGCCCCTAAATGCTCAAAATACTCCCTCAAATACTGAGGTTCAAGGAGAGACAATGAATAGAAATGAACGCACCTTCCAAGAGACTGTGGAAAAAGGTATGAAGATGACCACAGATCAAATCCGAGACGAGATCAAGAGACTCTCGGATCAGAAGTTCACAGCAAGCACCCAAGAATCAGCAATGCGAAATGTTCTCGGTATCAGAATTGAGATCGAGTTCAAGGGGGTGCCCAAATGAACAGTCCTCACAGCAGGGATAACATCACAAAGGACAGATCGAAGCGCAGAATAGTCATTTCATATCCCCCAGACTTCGATGGCCAGCTACACATCGAGGCCACACCCAGCTCAGCAGACACACTACTACCCTGGGTCAAGTTTGAGTTTACTCATTCCCAGAAGCACGACACAAAAGAGAACGACTACCAACCCACCGAGACAGTGTGGGAAACTCTTGTGAGAGCAGCAGAAGGTATCATAGCACAGGACAAGCGCAAGAGAATGTCGCCCATCACATTGGCAGTTATGGATCAAGCTAAGAAGGAGGTGGGCAAATGAACGTCGCAACTACCTTCCCTGATCCACATGAAGATCCTCTTCAAAGACGTAAACGCATATTCAACGAAGTCTTTGCCAGTCCAGTCGCTCAGATGGAATTAGAGGAAATATCCAAGCTCATCAAGCAGACGGCATACGATGCTGAATGCCTGCGTGAGAAGGAAGCTGCATACCGACGCCTCTTCGCAGACAAGGTCGTCCTCTTGGATGATGACAGACTCAGACAGTTGAGAGAGTACGTTCCAATCCCTCCCAGCGTTTACAAGGACGATGCCCAAGAACGTAGAACTCGTCCAAGTAAAGACAAGGATGCAAGTCAACCTCAAACGATTAAACAACCCAGAGCGCGAAGCGTCTCTGCAGAAGATAAGAATCTCGCCAATATCGCCAAGGCACTAGGCATGGATGTCGAACAGGCTAGAACCTGGCTCGCATCAAAGAAGCAGCAACACGTAACACCTCAACCACAACCAGCTAATGGTATCCCACAATCCGATGAGATCACTCAAGAGGATTTAGACAGGGAGGCCGAACAGGATAGCGAAGCTAGCCTGCCAGAATAACCTATGAGATGTCCTAAGTACAATCAGATCGTTGACCCAGAAGCGAGTGATAGCTGGCTCATATTCCTCGACATAATGAGGAAAGAGAGCAGGGTTACTCCTCTAACAGTCCTACTCGCAGTACAGTTGTGGGACAAATCGACAATGTTTTATGGAGGACAAAGCACCTTACCAACTGAGCTGAGAGATGCAATCGCGAATGTCGTAAATACTCCCTTAGCTGTTCGATAGGTGAACAGCAAGGTTCAAGGAGAAAACAAATGAACTATCAACATCTCTGGGAAGGAGCAGTACAGACCATTGATTATCTCATGCAAGACAGCCAAGTAGGAAATTGGCTTGAGGTACTTGACGAAACTGTTATTATCCTTGAGGCTACCATGAACGCATTGGAGGTCAACTAACATGGCCTTCACCAAGCTCAAGTGTGCGAAGTGTGGCAAGGTTCAAGTGGAGCTGACCAGAATGAGGGTCGGCGCCAAGGTATTCATCACTTATGACTGTGGCCACTCAGTTGTTTCGGAAGTCCTGGGAGCTATTGCTGATGATGCAAATGCCTCAGCAGATGCCGTTCTTAGGGACCTACAAGCAGTTCAAAAAGCTCAAGAGATTGTATATCATCCCTGTGAGCTGGTTGAAAGTGCAGATGGGAAGCGTCTGTATCCTTTCCAATGCCTTACCGTAAAGGCCCTCGAGAATGCCTTTTTCGTCTTAGGATTAAAGGGATTCTTAGTTGGCCACGATATGGGATTAGGAAAGACACCCATCTCACTGATCATGCTGAAGTTGTGGATGGAGAGAATGAATCCGATTCTACTTGTCGTAAAATCGGCTCTCAAAGTTCAATTTTTCCAGGAATCCTTGCGGTGGGTGGGACCGCAAGCCATTCCACAGATCATTGAATCGGCAAGAGATCGTCCAGACCCAGGCTTTCCCATTCACATCATTGGCATTGATCTGGTTCGTCGTATGGGTACTCGCTTGGAAGAGTATGGATACAAGACTCTAATCATCGACGAATGCCAGCTCATCAAGAACACAGAAGCTCAAAGGACGCGTTGTTTGCGGACTTTGGCTGAGAAGTGTACGTATGTGATGGCGCTTAGTGGGACTGCAATCAAGAACCATGCAGGAGAGTATTTCTCAGTCCTGAACATGATAGCACCCAACCTATTCAACTCGAAGTTTGCATTCTATCAAAATGATTGTGCCACGGAATACAAGAACGGGATACCAAAGCCTGGAGGACTGAGAGATCCTGTCGAATTCTTTGCCAAGACTCGAAACTTCATTATGCGGTTCGAGCGTAAGGATGTAATGCCTGAGCTTCCAGTTTGTTCCCGCTCATTCAGGTACTGCGACCTGGGCAAAGAAGTGGGCATCGCTTACGAAAAGACAATCGACGAATTCGTAGACTACATGGAGACAACACGCGATAGCGGGTTGGCGCTTTATTCCAACACGTTAGCTTACCTCTCAAAGATGAGGCATTTGACAGGTTTAGCTAAGGTTGATGCCGCCATAGACTACTGTCAGGAGTTCTTAGGATCTCGAGAGGCTAACAATGGGGATGCCCCTGACAAGCTCACCATCTTCCATCACCACAAAGACGTAGGCTACACCTTACATGCATCATTGTCACCGATGCTTGAAGAAATAGGTGCGAATCCGCCACTAATGTTCACTGGAGACCTAGACTCTAACACAAGAGCTGAGGTGGTTAAGGCGTTCAAAGACGATCCCAAGAACAGGATCATGATATGCTCGACTCTTGCTGGTGGAGAGGGATTGAATCTCCAGTTCTGTCATGACTTTGTTCTGCTGGAACGTCAATGGAATCCAGCTAATGAGGAACAAGCAGAAGCTCGATTCATTCGCATTGGTCAACTTTCCGACAAAGTGTTCGGGACGTACATTGTGGCTGTGGGGACGATTGACGAGTTCTTTGCCGAACTGGTTGAACGCAAGCGAGCAATCATGAAGCAGACTCTTGATGGCAAGAACGTGATGTGGGAAGAACAGGACATCATTAAGGAGTTAGGCGAGAAGATCTTCAAGGCTGGGAGGTCACAACGATGGAAGTATTAAGGTTTATCATTCTACTCCCAGTCATGTTGTATGCAGTGGTTAAGTATTTGTTGTTGTGGATCATCTGGAGGTTACGCTGGAAATGATAACGAAAGAAGTATTAGATGAATTACTGACAGTTGGGAAGCTCAAGGAGCTGATTAAGGACGTTCCTGACGATTACCTCGTCCTATCAGATGGATGTGACTGCATTGGTGCTGCTGACAATGCGACAGCAGATGATAGCGATCACACACTGTTCATCAGCAGGCATCCCCAATTCACATCAGGGGATTATCCAGGGTTGCAGGAGAGAGAGAAATGTTCAAAGAGCTGATTGAATGTCTACCTGGGATTATAGCTATCGCATGGCCTATCTGGGCTTTCGTGATTGCTATTATCTTCAAACTAATCTTCGACTAAACCATGAGCACAGATCAATTCCACAGGTATCTTGCTGAAACCCCACTAAGAGAGGAGACTATGAAGGTAGTAGTTGTCGACAATCAAACTTATCTTCAGAAGTTACTGATAAAGGAGTTAGATGTATCTAATCGACGTACTCGAAGCAATCTGGGACGAGCGAAGGCTGATAGGACAGTTCCTAGTTCACATGGTAAAGACCATGTTGTTCATGGCACTGATCATTGCAGCCCTCATCGTCATCGCAACAGGAGGTCTTGACAAGTAATGTTCAACTTCAAACTGATCGGCTATGTGGAAAGTGACACCATGATGTTGTATGTTGAGGATGATACAGACAATCAACATACCTTCATGGCAAAGCTAGACAAGCAGGCAGGCTCAGCATTCCTGCTTCAGTGCAACAAGATCCTCGACATTCGTGTGGTAATGACCACAGTACGACCAGACTGGATGAATGAACCAACTCGGGCAGATCTGGAGAAAGCTATTGATGAAGCTGACAGATTGATGAAGAACCCAATAGCGCCCTCCGGAGGTCAAAGGTATCAAGTACCATCTACCAGATTCACCCTTGCCAAGGAGGATGACGAATCCCTATGAGCGAGCTGAAAATCTGTAACTTCTGCAATCTGCAAAGCTATCGACGCCGAGCCGTAAAGGAAGGGAAGAAGATTATTCTCCTCCCTGCTAAAGGTGACTCGCTCGGTGGAACTGACGTCTTCATGGTTCCCAAAGACCTGAAGATCGTTGAGAAGATTCCAGTTGAGTACAAGATCAGCTGGATGTGGGAGATCACTGACCACTGCATTTGCTAGCTGTTCAATAGGTGAACACCAATCCCTACGATGTACAAGCATACACCTGGGGAGAGTTGACAATTCACACCCAAAAGGAGACAGGAGATGACAAGAATCGTAAGAAAACTGGACAAGGATAAGGCACTTGAATTGTCAAAGATGTTCGACAAGAATAAGAAAGCCAATCCTGGTCTTGGACTGAAAGAGTTTTGTGAGGCCAACGAAGTAGCATACCATGCCCTCCGTAGCTTCCGAGCAAGTGCTGTGAAGAGTGGTCTAAAAATTAAGTACTCGCGACCTAACACGAATACTCACAAAAAGATTAAGGCCGAAGACATCTTGAGCTTTGGTACTGCCCCAAGGAGATTCGAGGGGATTGGCAAGTCGGTAAGTATTGAAGAGGTCAACAGAAACACATCCGATGTTGTTGTTGACAAGACTCTGGAGATCCTAAGGCTGATGTGGGAGGCCATGAAAGAGAGGAACAAATGATTCATCTCCTCTACAAAGAGTTGGTCTTTCAAAAGATCGTGGGTCGAGATAACTGGAAAGGCCCATATCATCATACTTCGTATGGGGTACTCATTACCCTAGAGTGCGGACACCAAAAGCAATATGCTCATGGAAACGCGCCAAAACATGAAGCATTGTGTCATGTGTGCACTTTGAACAGAGCAGCAGGTGCCAATCTCAGCAGGCAGAATCTGATTAGGAGGGTTAAATGAAAGCTCAACACGCAGTCTTTATCGAGTGTGAGCATGGCAACTACGTGATCTACAACCGTCAAGGTGCCCAACTCGCTAGTAGTCTCGAGAATTGGTGCCCATGCACAGAACAAGAGTTTACAGAAGCTGGAAAAAAGTTCGTCGAGAGCACAATGATCACGGAGGTAAGAAAATGAAAGGAGGAGCAGCAAACACACACTACGGATAAAGGAGATGACGATGATGGCATCACTGATGTTTATTGCAGCAACACTGATCGTCGACAGCAAGATAGGTGCCGACGTAGTTGTCAAGAACACGAGTGAAAAGATCATCACAGCCTTCAGTTACACTCAAGAAGGCGCAGTGAGTTACAGCGAGGACCTGAGGAATATTGAGGGCATTAAACCTGGACAGACTTACGAGTTCAAGGTGCCCGTCGAAGACTCAGGAGTACTCATTACCGGAGTGGTATTCTGGGATGAGACATCTGAAGGGGAGGCAGCCAAAGAGATCCTGGCTCGTAGGCAAGGGATCAGACGAGCTGAGATCTGGATTGCCAGCCAAATCAGGGAGTTCCTGAAGTACAATACGGTTATAGATGACAACTCACTAGCCGTGTTGGATAGGGAGGTAGTGGACAACAACTGCCCAGTCCCAGGCTACCTCAGTGTGAAAGAGAAGAGTGCCTGGAAAGAAGGTTATGTCTCGACTAGACAAACGATCCGACAACGTATTAAGGAGGTGCCCGAAACTCACAGGTTACAACAGTTGAAGCAGATAGGGAGGGCAAAATGATTATCCTCCTGTTTCTGCTATTAACGGCAGAGGCTGCCGCTCAATACTGCTACCCGACTGATCGAATTGCTGGTCAAACGCTTCAGGGATGCGATAACATCCACAAGCGAGAAGAAAGGGTGGTGGTAGTACCAGGGTTCACTGAGCACGTTATCCAAGACAGTTATGGAGCATGTGCTCAAAGATCCTCCTGCGATCCAATAATCATGACACTTGGACTGGCAGGTAAAGAAGAGTGCTGGCCACAGTTCAACGACCCAGTAATAAGTTATGGCAGTTGGAAAAGGACTGTGGTTGATGCAAGAATAGCAATAGGGCACGTGGGATCTTGTAGTCAGAAAACAGGAGAATACGTGGAACAGGTGCCGTTATTGGGTCCCAAATGTGCACCAGGAGTTGAGAGGACAGCAACGTTCTATCATCCATGTGAGACAGCGGGAGGAATTACTGTGGGTATGACTTCTATCCACACACTTGATCCCTGGGACCCATGTTGGATGTCGTTTGTCAGTGGAATACCATGTTGGATGTATCCGAATCCATTCTTCCCAACACCGATGTGGTGATTGACTGCTCGGAGGTGAAGGCTGAAGTCTATTTTATGATACTTCTCTGGTCAACTCTACCCTGAGGTTGAGCTTAGATGCATAAAGCTCAATGTTGGAGAAGTGGAGAATAGATGCAAAGAGGTTCTTCTAAGTCGAGTGGTCAATATAAGGATGCTTCGTCCTTCATAACTCAACGGCTACCAAATCGGTAGAGTTAGCTAAGAAGACAATGCGGAGCATCCTCCCAATTAAGGAGGACGTATGGGCAATAATACCAATCGAGGAACATGTGGAGGCGCGAGACCACCTATGGGCATTATTAAATGGGACATTAATGCTTACAGAAGTTATCTTTTATCGATGGCATCATTCAGTAAGGGAAATGGTAGTGACAGATATATAAGCGGATATGTCGATGGTTTCCAGGCAGCCTTGGAGACTCTTGACGTGTACGTTTTAGGGCTCAAACCAAACGCCACAAAAGAAGAGGAAAAGAATGATATTTAAGTGGGTTCACCTCGAAGATTTAGAAGAATATGAGAATAAAGGATGGACATTAGTATCCATAAGAATGTCATTTGGTAACTACACAAGTTTCCTGATGAAGAAGGAGGATCATATTAAGGAGCACTCAAACCATGAACGAGATAATTGAATCAATTCAAGAAATTAAAGAAACTAACAGAGCCAAACAACGCATTATCGCACTTGATGCGACGATGCTCAACACGTTACAAGCGTGTTCTTACAAATTGAATTTGCAGTTCATTTTGAATCTCAGGGGATTAACTAAGCCTCACTACCTCGATGAAGGAAGTCTCATTCATCTGATGTTGTGGATGTACTACCAGTTGAAGAGAGAAGGAGTTCCTTTCCAGACTAGGGTAGAGCAGTCAGTCCTTTATGGAAGACTTATGTCCCCAGGTCTGGACTTAGGAATGGATGACTGTGAGGTAATGTATTACCAGTTCAAAGAGTATTGTAGGTTCTGGGAGTTCGAGACTTGGTCACCCATTGACTTTGAGCGCCCATTCTCCATCGTGATATATGAGGACGAGAACCTGAAGGTGTTGTACGAAGGAGTAGTTGACTTGATCGTCTATGTTCCAGACATTGGTGAATTAATCGTTGACCATAAAACGATGACTCGGAACACAGCACTGGATCAAATGTCCAACCAGTTCATGGGCTATTCGTATGGTCTTGGGATCAGGACTGTGTGTATCAACCGCATCGGATTCCAGAAGACATTACCACCAAAGAAGAGATTCACTAGGCCATACGTTGGCTACAACAGTGAGAGACTGGAAGAGTGGAAAGCCAATGTTATTCATTGGGCTAAGAGGGTAGATGGAGAGATCCTCGATGGCCAATTCCCCATGAATCAAACTAGCTGCGATAAGTATGGTGGTTGTTTCTACAAGCCACTTTGTATCTCGCCCGTCAAAGCAAGATCGTACTTAGCGATGAGGGATTATAAAATTGGCGAGACCTGGGCTCCAGCGGGTGGCCTAGGATTAAAAGGAGAAGTCGATGATCAAGCATAGTGGTGCCCACAAATATTTGAAGAAGAAGCTGAAAAAGGGTGCTTATGTTGTGTGGAAGTGTATGCTCCCAGGTTGTCCACACTACATCAAGGACGAGCTGGTCGAGAACCGCATGACAAGGTGTTGGAGGTGTGGTACTGAATTCGTCCTGGATAAGCTAGTGATGAAGTTGACCCGACCCCACTGCAAAGCCTGTACTCGGGGTAGTGACAAGAAGGAAGAAGTAGTTATCGACGCTGGTATCGAATTGCTTGCAACTCTATTCGGATCAAAGGAGAGTTAATGCCCTTCAGTATCGAAGACCTAATCCCAGGAGGTAGGCAAACTGCACTGCTCGTAGGGCCACCCAAGGTTGGTAAGACCATATTCGCAGCAGGTTATCCAGAACCCTACATCGCCAGTACAGACAACAGATTGATGCCCCTCAAGACGTACAAGCCCCTAGTGGGGAAGAAGATTATTTATGACCACTTCACGGAATACCCGAAGCTCATCAAACGCTTCGAAGATCTCGATCGTCACTGCCCTTACGGTACTGTTGTTCTGGATAATCTTACTTTTTCTGGTGAGCTTGCTATCAGTTATTCGACGGCACTCTCCGGTGAGGGTAAAGGTCGTTCCAAGGGGGTCATTCAACTTCCAGGTATCGAAGATTGGATGGGAGAGTCTGAAGCAATCAAGGACTTACTGAACATTTTGGTAAGCCTTCCTGCTCATTGCATCCTTATCGCTCATGTAATGGTCAGAACAACCAACGACATCAAGAGTGGAAAGCAGCTCGTTGAACACACACTTGTTTCTGGTGCCAAACGAACCGCTTCCATTGTCACAGGATACTTCGATGAAGTTTATCAATTCGACAAAGAAACGACTCCAGATGGCTCGGACAAGTTCATCTTCAGAACTGCGGGGCGTGGAGCGGCTACTGCTCTTCCTCTCAAGCCCGACTATGATTGGACCAACAAGAATGGTTACGAGCTGTTGGCTGAAACTCTCGGAGATCAGTCGCAGGTGTTGGCAATGCTTAAGAAAGAACAAGCCAACAGAATTAGGTTGTAAAAAGCAACAACCTAAAATAGATCTTGAGCAAGTTGAACGACATAAGATTGCCAATGAGATGGTAAGACAATACTTGCTGGCAAGGCTGACCAATCCAGAATTTAGTCTGAAGCTAATGAAAGGAGGAACAACCGCTGAGAGTGCGGTCAATACAACAGAACAAACAACAAACGAAGAAAAGGAAAAAGAAAAATGGGAAGAATAACACTTACAGAACAGGACGTCAAAAGAGGGACACTCCTTGAGCCTGCGTGGTATCTCTGTGAGATCATCGACTACTCTGAGAAGGAGTCCAGAGAGGACAAGAGTATGAATTACATCGTCGACCTCAAAGTCGTCGACAACAATCCCGAGGTCAATGGTGTCCCGATCCGTCGTTACTTCAACGAGAAGCGCAACGACTTGTCGAAACCATTCATCGAGTGCTTCATCAGTGGCAAGGCTGAAGTTGGGAAGTCCTATGAACTCAGCCGAGACCTGATCGGGAAGCAACTCAATGTCCTAGTAGCTCGCGGAAACTGGAACCAGGGCAAGCCCCTCTCCCCCTCCCATCTTCCTCTCC